GTTAAAAATTTACTTTCAATTGCCTTTTCTAGTTCTTTATTAGGTTCCATATAGCTCCAATTTATCTCTAACAAACTTTCCAATGTATTGGGTAAGAAGTTTGATGTACTTTGACTTGTCTCGTTCTTCATAAACTACACACTCTCCATTTTCACATGCCATGATGATTACAAGTTTTTTGACTGAAATTCCAGTCAGTTCGTACAGCATACAACCATATGCCATGCACTGTACAAAATAGTGGTCGATCCACTCGCGTGGTTTGGGTTTAGCAGAAGTCTTGAAGTCTATTATTGCTAACTCGCCATCATATTCAGCGATACAATCTACTGTCCCTGCAATACCTAATTGTTTGCTATACAGGGAACCTTCTAGTGTGTGAATATTATTTATAAGTTTTAACTTTTCTTTAGAAATATTGAAAAGAAACTTTGAGATAGGTGGAACTTCGGGAAGTTCCTCGTTTTTTAGGTGACACTCGGCAAGAGTATGCATATCAGTACCGCGTTTTGTGGCACGTTTTGTGATACGTTCCGCTTCTTCGTTACCAACTCTTTTTCTCCACTTAACAAAGATCTCTTTATTAAAGTGACTTGTAACTGATGTGATAGAAACCAACTTAAGAAGTTCTTCTTCATCAGGAACCGAATAATAGCGCACCCCATCAATAGTCTCCCTTTTGAGTTTAGGGAGATCAACATTTACGTGATTAAAATTCATGCCAAACTACTGCATTCCTCGGATAATAATTTTGATTAGGTTCTTTTATGAAATAATACAATGCTATTGAATATCTGTCAATATGTGGTGGAGTTTGTAGAGGATGTGGATGACCGTGAATAGAATTGTCAGACAAAGTAAAGATAACTGCTCTATTCATAAGAGGAGCAATCTTTTGTTCCAATTTCTTCTCTTGATGATCCCACAACTCTAGATGTCCTCCCCATTTATCCAACCACTGCGGATTCAGATATAGGAGAAGGTTTAAAACTCTAAAGTTTCCAGTTGCACCATGAATATTGTAATCAACGTGCAATGATAACTTACCACCTGCCTTGATTTTATGACATCCTGCACCAAACAGGTCGGGATCTGGGAGAATATCCTTAATACCAGTTAAATTACTCAAAAACTTTGTAAATCTAGGAGTGTTTAAGTGTTGCAAAACACTGTAAACAGTCGGAGAGTGTAAAAACAGGTTATCTACACTGTTTGAGTTATATGGAGTATACCACTTATTGACTTGATGTGGAGCCATATATTCATTTGATGCTGATTCACACCCCCAGTCCTCATGTTTTTTTAGTTCAGAGAAACACTGCGAAGCACAGTCTGGATTGAGAAAGTTGTCAATAACAATACTTGGAAAGGGTTTTGATTTTGCATATGTATATGCTAGTTTCTTTCCAAGATCATAATCATTAAATATTTGCATCAAAATTTGATTCCATTTTAGCAACAAGGTATTCCTTACACAGACCTGAACGGACAATATCATCCAAACCAAATTCGATAATATCAAATGAGTTCATAGAACGGAGAATTCGCATAAAATCGTGGATTCCATTCTTCTCATTAGTTTTCTGCAGATCAGTTTGTGTAGCATCGCCACAGAAACAAATACGTGTATTCTCACCAACACGAGTGATAATACTATCAAGTTCGTGGAAGTTGAGGTTTTGAAACTCATCAACGATAACAATAGAGTTATCGAGAGTAGTTCCACGAAGGAATGAGGTAGACCAAAACTTGATAGTGTTTTGAGATTTAAGATTGCCATAGAGCATCTCAAAATCTGCATCACTAGGCATCTGGAACATATACTTCACCATATTCTTATATGGAATCTGATAGATGTCCGCTTTATCTTCGTGGTCTCCAGGCAAGAAACCAATCTCTCTGGTCGCTACAAGCGATCGTACAAGATATATGTGCTCATAAGGTGTAGACTCATTCAAAACATCTTTAAGAGCGTTGTAGAGGGTTATAAAGGTTTTTCCTGTACCCGCACAACCGTAAGCAACAATCTGCTTACCCTGCTGATAAGATTCAAACAAACGTTTCTGATTATCTGTAAGAGGATCAATATTCATTAGGTAACTAGAACCTAATGGTTTCTTTCTCTTCATCTGCTTCGTAGTTAAACCAACCCCAATTGGTTGGTCCTCAGATGCCCTTTTTCTTCTTGGCATATTCTTAATCTATGTAATGTGCAGATGTCGTAGAAGATTCAACGGATCCTCTTCTTGCCAATCTTCCAGAGATACCGCCAGCCCTTTCAGTCTTCTTTACAATTTCATTCCAACTAGGATGCTTATTCTTCAATTTGTCTTGCCAGTCACCAACAGATTCAACACCTAAACTAGGTGCATTTTCTGGAGTATAGTATCTTTGCCATTCTGGATTATCTTCACACCACTGACTCCAAACGTGAACGCTCATTATCACGTCTTTAGTTTCGCCAGTTTCAATGTTCTTTACTGGGTAAGTTGCCATAATAAGTCTCAATGTGTTGTATTTAGACCCAATCAAGTGCTTCCGCACAAGTTGGAAATTGTTCGATAAAGATCTTTTTGCAACCCTCTGCAAGATCCATATGTTCTTTCTGTGTACCGTTAGCAGTCCTTAGAGTTATGTAATGAATCCATGAGCGACAAGAACCTGACATATAGATTTTTGTGGGAACTGCCAAAGGAAGCACAAAACGAGCACACTCTTTTGCAATACCATACTCAAGCATTTCTTGATAAAGTTTCATTCCGTCTTCAAAGTGCTTTTGAATCTTAATTTCAAAATTTTGACGATTATGGGGGTCAATATCATCAATGGAATTTTGACGATTCTTTGTATCCTGTCTACGAAGTTCTGGAAGAGGAATTGTATCTGTAAGCATAGAACTATCAGCATACCGTTGAGAAAACTCTTGATATGTGAAAGATCTATGTCGGAGCACTTGAGCTGCCACACCTCTAGTGGTTTCGAGTTCCAAAGTCATAAATGCCTGTTCAAACACCGACCAATGATTGTGCTTGATACAGTAACCCAACAGTTTTGCATAGTTGGGATTCTCTTGGTTATTGGGATTAGACACACGAGCAACGTATGCCATCATTTTCTCCGCATCGGGAGTTACACTAATCAGTTTTACACTCATTTTTTACCAAATCCTTTTTTCTGTGCCAAATCAATCTCTGCAATTTGTTGTTTTAAAACCCGCAACTGGGTTTTCATCTCTCGAAGTTTTTCTTCAGAAAAGAGATGTTCTTGTTTTACCAGATCTTCGAGAGTTCTGATAAGTGTTTTAGTTCTGCTCACCATTATTCTGGATACCCGTGGTCATCATCAAAAACTTCTTCATAGTCACGAAGTGCTGTTGCTACTTCTTCATAGTTCATATAACGCTGTTTATCAGCGTATACTTCAGTCTTTAAACTATCAACTAGAAGTTCTAGATTACGGACTATCAGTTTTAGTTTGTCTCTGTCCATAAAGCATTATTCGCTGCGTTTATTTTAACATAAAAAAAGGGGGCAATCAAGCCCCTGTGTCTAATAGAATTTTACAAAGTCTTTTACAAGTTCCTTGGTCGTCGTCGCATTCAATAAGGCAGTCAAAATAATCGTTTACTAGATCTAATTCCTCATTAGAACTATTGATTGTACTCCAATCTGCCAACTGATTGCGAGAAATGAGATTATGCATCTCAACCTCCATAGTTGATTGTTGTCAAAATTAAAATTTAGATTTCAGTGCATACGCAAAACCTTAATTCTGTACTATCTAGGCAACTTTGTGTTAATTCACTAACATTTGTTAATTGTTTACATAAAGATAAAAAAAAGAGAGGTTTAAACCTCTCTTAGATAATCACTTAGTGTAGGTCTTACCGCGATAGCAGAATGTACCGTGGGTTTCCTTACTCTCTACACAACGTGTATCATACTCAACACCACGATATGAGGTGTGGGTAATCTGTGCGTTATGTAGTGCAGATGCTTTCTGAATCTGCTTTTTGACCATTTGAAGTGTGTTCATTTGTTTACTCCTGAAGTAGTAGGGATTTTACTCCGTTCCTTCAGTCGTTTGCGTCCCAATAGCAGTGTGGTGTTGATTCCTTTACGGTTTCAACTAACTCAATTTTTACCTCCTGAGAGATACTCTTATGTGCTTCCATCCTCAGCATAATAGCATCGGCATCAGCACATGTAAGAGATGTATATAGTAATAGGTCTACCATAGGATGAACGGCTCCGTTCCGCGACTTACTTGCGTCTCCCAATTAATTCCTAATTTGGTCATAATTAGGAGATGAACGACAGGTCTATTATAGACCTCGTACCTTATTTAGTCAAGCGACCCTGTAGGTCAAAAATTTTGCCGGAAATTTTTTCGCCCAATTGGGAAATCACTTCTTGGATTTGGTTTTGGGTGGTTCTATTCCCCACGTCTTCGGATTGTATGTACCCTTACCATAACTAATACTCTTCATACCATTACGAAACTTATCATAATACATATTAAAAATACTTACCGCTTTTTGACCGCGAGTTAAATCGTATCGAGTCTCACCATCAACGACGTAGGTTATGATACTTGCATCATTAGGACACTCTTTAGTATTGACTTGTTCCCAGGTGCCATTATCAATCATAATTTCCACACCATACTTTTTCTTTGAGTTTTGTTTTTCTGATGTAGTCCATGACTCCACGAATTTTTCCTCATTTTTTGTAATAGGTGCTTCACCCAACTTAGTAGACATCAGGAACGTCCGCCCCATTTGATGTCTGGATAAGCTGCCTCAACAACATCCATAGTAATCTTATATTTGTCTGAAAGTTTCTTGTCCTTCACCAAACAAATGATTTCTGCTTCAAGCGGATGCAATCCTTGCAGAAGATTAATAAACATAGTCTCCCTACGGAGGTTATTAATACTATTATTACCACCCTTAATAAAGTGATAGAAGTTCTTACACTCTCTACGAATGGTGGTTCTTGCTTGCCGATCAGCATTACCCATAGAGAATGATCCGGTTTCGTGCATACGACGAATCTCATCATTCATCTTTGAGTTAAGACCTCCACTATTAGAAACTTGATCATCAAAGTCAGCATACGGAACTTCACCGGATGGCAGTAGCGAGATTACACTCTCATCAAAGTTCCAAATGAAAAGCATCTTGAGGGATACATGTTCAAACTTCTTGAGTGCTTCTACTTTCTTTGCTTTTGTTCGTTGCTTTGACACAACATCCAAGACCTCAAATGACAAGGGATTCCTTGGAAGGTCTGGGATAGGAGTAACCTTGATGGACTTTGGTTTGGTACTAGTCCTAGGTTTCTTCGTCGTGGTCGGCGTCTTCTTCGCTGTTGTCATGATAGTTTTCAAAATTAAATGCAATTACCTCATCTGGAATCAGGTTACCCTGTTCATCAAACATTTCGGGGTGAGGTCTTGGTAATTCCCGATAGTTCATCATATATTCTCTAACAATCCAACCACCAATAAATCCCACCAAAAGAAACAATATGATCAGAAATGAACCAAAAACTAAACTAACTGCTAACATTGTTCTTACCTCTGGGAACTACTTTTCTTTTCTTTGATGCCAAAGAGAATTCAAAATAGATAGTTACTTCCCTATTGAAAAAGCATACCATCTTTTCAAAGATTATATGAAATGGTTGTTTTTTCCTTATACCTCCGTTGAGCATTAAGTTAAATCCCCGGTTTATACGGGATTTGTCTTTATTTATGTTGCCTTCAGACGATTTGATTTCTTTTGAGGAATCGAATGGTATCAACACAACCTCCTAGATTTTCATTATCACATATAACCTGAGGGAATGTAGATCCCTCACCAAACTTATCATAAAATTCATCCTTTGTAAAGTGCTCATTCAAAGTTTTAACATTAAAGTCTGTACCAGTTAATTCTAAAACAGTTTTAATTTTATAGCAATAAGGACAGTTTTCTTTAGAAAAAATTGTAAAATTCATATTAATCAAAAAAGAATATGTGAAAAAGTCTAGAGTCTTCTTTAGTTTGACCAAAATATTTTGATGCTGCGTGAATGTTTTGTGCATCAAAAATGAATAGTCTGTTAAAAACATTGCCGACAGAATCTACTAGATCAAACTTTGTTTCATCATAAAATCCACCAGTAAATGCATCAGAACTTCCATAACGAGAACCTGTATTTTTACTGGAGTACAAAGAGGTTCCTGTATTATATGGTGCGTCTGGAGTCAAGTATAGCATAGCTGCCCACGTCTGTCCATCATGGTGATACACAAGATCATCTTCAGCAGTGCAGAACTGAAACTTACCACACATTCCATGAGATTCCCACTCACGAATCTTAATACCCATAATCTTTTCAAACGCTTGCTTTGTTCCAGGGAGGAAGAACTGCTCTAAACTACGACTACCTTTGAAGTACTCCTTCTCTGGTTTGAACTCCTGCTGCAAGGCAAATTCTCTGACCGCATATGGATCAGCATAAAAATTATCGACAACCCAAATAGTTGGATTAGGTTGCCGATTAATTGTTAATGGAACTATTCTCATTTAACTGTCATATCACAGGCAATTTGATGTAATGACTTTCCATAATCACCAGCATCAACATAAAAATTAGTATGAAGTAGAAATTTAAATTCTGGGAAAGGCAGTTTTCTTTCTGGATCTACAAGTCTTTCTGTCTGCATCTTCATCGATTGCCAGTCTTCCATAAAGTGATATATTTCAGCAAGACCTACAATGTGTTCATTTCTAGCAGGGCAAAACTCTTCTGCACGAATAAAAGAATCAATTGCATTTTCATATTCGTTACATCTACGTTGCATATTGCCAATAGCAAACATAGCATAGTATCCAAGTTCATCAATGTATGGAGCAGTTCCAACTTCATCATATTTAAACTGATAATTCAAATAATTTTTGAAGTAGAAGATACATCTACGTGCGTATTCTTGAGAATGAATTTCGCCTAGAGGATATTTTCCAATATTCACTGCATCATAGTAACTCTTCCCAAGATACCAGAAATGATAAGTATCTTGCAAAAGTGTTCCACCAGCGACTATAGTCTTTTCAAGTTCAACAGCATCAACCAAGAACTTATTAGGATCTACCCAAGTTTCACCATCATTGGTAATGATATGATCAAATCCTGGAGGAAGATCATATGCAACATATTGATCATTCTCAAGATGGATTGTTTCATGGCGTCTATCGTGATTGAAGTACCAAGGTAATCTTGCATTCCAGAACCAAGTTCTATAATACATCGAACCTGGTGCTTTAGCAGTAATATTAAAACATTGAATTGATGTGTCATTGATCGGAGTCCAATCATAATCTTCATCAACCTCAAGTTGCTCGTCAGCATCCATACGCAGAATCCAATCACAGTTATGATCTGCAGTCAATGCTTTCTGAAGTGTATGGTCCCTATTGATTCCAGGATAGTCCCACTTATGCATATAAGTGAATCCAGGAATATCTTTATCAGTAAAGAAATTTTCAATTATTTGTCTGGTATTATCATTACCATTACATTGAATAACCCAGTAATCAATATATTGATAACAGGAATTGAGCATCCTTTCTATAACGTGCTCTTCATTTCCAACCATTGCATTGAGGCAAATTTTAGTTTGCTTTTTCATATTTTCAATTCTCCAGGGAGTCTTTGTTCATTTTTAATTGCTACCAACCAAGCAGAAACGCAAGGAATATGTGGCGACATTTCCCAAGTATCTAGGCGATATGATTGAAAGCGAATATCTTTGTTTCTGATAAATTGTGCTTTTGACCAGTCAGTATAATACCAGAAACTATGCTCGTTCCAGAAACTGACGTGAGTAGGATCTTGCCAAGCACCACGACCATCAGTAGAAGGAACTTCAATGAAAGCCCAACCACCGTGTGCAAGAACACGATGAATCTCTCTCATTGTTTTGATAGGATCTCTCAGATGTTCAATGACGTGACTAGCATTAATAACACCTACACTATTATCTGGAAGAGGGATTCCTTCATTGAGATCACAAGTAATATCAGCACCTTCTTGATCAATAGTCATATATCCTGGTTTTGGAAATAGACCACCACCAATATCAACCTTCAAAAGACCTTTCAGTTCTGCATCTCTTTCTGCAAGTTGAACTGCATACTGTCGCTGCAACTCTACAGTTTTAATTTGAATAGCAGCATTTCTTTTCAGATAGGTGTTATCTCCAGTAATCCTATAGATGTAAAGTGGTTCTGCAATATGATGCATCCTTGTTTTCAGATATGTACGGATCATTAAATCGTGATCATCACAGATATCCAACTCTGTATTATGCCCACCAATGTCGCGATAGATACTTGTTCTCCAGGATCTAATGTGATCTGGAGCATACCAAATGAAACCAAGACTATGACTAGTCGGTTCCCAGGTGTTCATTGCATAGAGATTTTTATCTTTATACTCGTATCGATAATAAGTCCATCCATGTGATTCATCATATGGAACGAAGTTATCATCAAGAACTGCAACATCACTATACACAAATCCAATCTCCGAATCTTGATATGCTTTGTTTAGTTCTTCAAGACAATTTGGAGTGATGATGTCATCGCTATCCACTTCCACAAGAACATCACCTTCACCTTTATGAAAAGCGTGATGCTTGTGATATCCAACACTGGTAGATTTTTCTTCGGTTCGATATATCTTTATTCTTTCATCTGCAACAATCTTTTGTGGTAGATCTTTTTCAGTCAGATCATTGTTCAACCACAATACCCATTCCCAGTTTTCATAGGTTTGAGCAACGATACTGTTGTATAGCACCACAAGATAAGGAGTCTTCTTGTGTGCAGGCGTGATAATACTAAACTTATGATCCATTCAAATATCAATGATATAGAAGTATTGTAAAAGATTATGGGGCAGAAGTCAAGTTAGTTATTGATGATATTACTCTATTATTATGTAACTTCCATTAAAGTAATAGAACTTGCGGTCCTTCCATCATATTCTCCATTAGTAGTATCCTCTTGGTCTGCATAAGATCTATTAAAAGACCAAGAAACAGTTGAGTAACTAGCAATTTTTACATCATAAGTAATTGAACTACCAGACACTCCAGGACTATCCAAAAAAGTTATATGCACAGGGTTGCTCATATAAGTTGTGGCCGCACCGGGATAATTGGTTATTGCCTTAGAAACTCTAGGTCTACTACCAGCAGCATCACCAAAGTAAATTTGTGTTCCTGATCTATACAGTTTAAGAGTCGTCCCATATCCATTAGAAGAACCAACGGTTACATCAACCATAACAAGAATTTTATTTGAAGCACTAGTAGGAGTTATAGAACCACTCATCACAGTCGCAAAAGTTCCGCCGCTGCCGGTGCTAGCTGAAGTAACTACGCTTTGCACTACTTGAATAATACCGCCATTGGATCCAGCAGGTAGTCCATCTCTTGGAATAATTCTATTCGTTCTTAATTCTGACATTACGTCAAGTACTCCTTTTCCTTATGTATAAGTTCTACTTTTTATTTCTGCTACCTTTGCTTCCCACACAGATTTCTCAATTTCACCTCTTTGATACTTAAAAAACAAAGGATCTGATTCATTCATATAATCTTGATGTCTTCTCCCTTTTGTAAGGGCAACAAGTTTTGCAGCATCTATTGTTATAGCAGCGGCATTAACTGCATTCACATCTATAGATATTTTATTTCCTTCAGCATCAAATACACCAAGAGTATCATCAATCCTGACTGCATTTGTATAAACTTGATATATTGCTTCGTGGTGATAATTCATGCCGATACCTCCATTAATGTTATTGAAGAAGCTGTTCTGGCGTCATATCCAGCAGTATCAAGGTCAGCGCCACTACGATTTATATAAACCACATAAGTAGCATATGATGCATATTGTACTTTATATGTGGTTGCTGATGTAGTCGATGGAGAATCCAAGTACACCATATTTACTTGGGCAGCATTGTAGTCGGTGTAGGTGGAATATATTCCAGTAGATTCTGCGGTTGCTCGTGGTCGGAGACTCGCACCATCGCCAATATGTATAGGAGTGCTACCTCTCATTAGTCTACCCTTCATACTATATCCATAACTAGCACCAATATTTGCTTGTACTAAAACTAAAATTTTATTACTACTGGATCGGGGAGTAATGGTTACCGATAGACCTACATCTCCAAACGTGGCCCCGGTAACGCTTGCCGTATCTGTTTTAGTGGATGACACTATCTGAACTATACTACCACCACCACCAGTAGGAACACCACTCGTTGGAATAATTCTATCTACTCTAAGTTCGGATGCCATATCAAGAAGGTTCGGTGGGCCAAGTAACAGAAGTAAGGTCTAAATTATAACTACCATTTAGAGTCGGAGTTGCAGAAGCGGGAAGATCTCTCAGTGCCTGACGATAAGTAGACCATTCTGAAGAAATTGTTAAATCAGAACTTGCTCTCCAGTCAGTCTTTGCAAGTCTAACATCTCTTTCCTGACGTAAAAGTATCATTGCTTCTGCACCATCAAGTTCAACAATCTTTGCAGTCAATGCTTCATAGGTTGGTTTATCGTGACCGTTTCCTTTAATCCATTCTAGACCAGAATACTCATCACCACGAAGCACCCATTCTGCTCCTGGTGTAAGTACGTGTAATGCTGCGGGTATATCGTATTTCATAGTTGTAATTATATATGTTTATTTATGCTGGTTCAGTTGGCCAGACAACATCTTTGATGAATGGTCCATCAAGAGTTGGAGAAGATGTTGCTGGTAGATCTCTTAATGCTTGACGATAAGTTGCCCATTCAGTTTTCTTTGAATCTGATAATGGACTATCAGCACCTTGAGTCCAATCACATTTAGACATCAATCTATCGCGATGAATTCTCAATCTATTACTTGCTTCATCATCATAAAGTTCTTGTGCTTTATTAAGAACTTCCTGTTTTGTTGGTAATGTAGTAGTTACGATACCACTATTCCATTCAATATTTTCATAAGAAACGTTGCCACGGATAACAAGAGCGCCCGAAAGATTTCCCGTAAGAGCATATGCGGCTGGAATTATAAAATCTGTTGTTGTGTTAATCATAATTATGCTGTCTTTTTATGAACGCCTGCAAGATAAAAACCATGTGTATTAGAAGTACTAGTATTATATGCAGTTGCTACGTATAATTGTAAATTTGTATTTCCTGCTGGATCCCACTTAACTGTATGCTGTTCTGTCATGACATTATAATACCAATCATAATGATAGTGAAGAAACCACGAACCGTCTTGACTATATGTTTTACCTTGCTGGAACAAATAACCAGCTAAGTATCCGTGATTTGTAGATCCGTTATGTGAATAATAATGAGTTATATCAACGGCATAAGTATTAGAATCAACATATCCTGAAAGATCTGCAATAGTCTGAGTAGTAAGATCATAAGTACTATGCCAGCTAATACCCGCTAAAAGGGTAGATCCTACCTTCGTATCATAAGTAACATCTGTATGTTTTGTTACACCATCAGAATGACGAAGATTGTTTACACTGAGAGTTCCAGTATGATTTAAATTTGATACATTAAGAGTTGCCATGTTACATCCTTATACGATTACCCAAGTTCCATTAAGTTGCATATCAGTATTTAGCGTTACTGGTCCTGCATTGAGAGCATTTACTCCTTCGGGAATATAATATCCACCTGTACGACTTAACTGATTACTAAAAATCATATGACCGTCACCTATATAGATTCCAAAAAGAGTAGCACCAGCACCTACAAGAGTAGAATGGGTTGGATATGTTGTTCGAACACCAACATTTCCATCTACATTTAATGCAGATCCATTAAAAGTTAGATTGGCTTCACCATTTAAATTAGTTCCAGATCCACCAGTTATGACTCGATTATCTGCATTATTA